GTGGTGCAGAATTTATATTTGGCTCGAATGAGCCGTTCAACATCGGTGGATTCAATGCCGATCTGAGCACAGCACCGGCAGAGCCACATTTCGGACGAATTGATGAGGTGTTTGTGACGTCCGAGATTCTCTCGGCGGAGAACATCTTCAATTTTTACTGCGCGAAAATCCCCCACACACTTGCCGCTACTCCTTCGGGAGTCTCTTTGAGTGTAATTCGTGGGGCTAAGGGTGCATCGTTGCTTCCTACCGATTTTCCCACTACGCCTCTTCGTCTATACAATTTCTCGGCTGGATCACTCGGAAATGACGGATCTAACTCGGGTGCTGGTCTGGCTGTTGTCGGTGTTCCCGTCTCTGTTGCTGGAGTTGATGGTACTAAGGGAAATGCGTACAATCTCAATGGCGCCCAGAGACTTACCGCAACGGATACTGGTCTTCCTGGAGGAACGTCCACGGTTTCTTATGGCTGTTGGGTCAAGTGTTCGAACGGAACTGCTTCGGCACTCTATCTTATCACCTGGGGAACGACCAACGGCACCAACGATACCCGATTGTATATTTCAGCCGGAAACATTACCTTCGCACAAGGCGCAGGCACTCCTGTAACCGGTCCGTTTATCTCCGATGGACAATGGCACTTTGTTGTAGTCGTCGAGGAGAATTCTCCGGTTGAGGGATTGAAGCGCAAGTTCTATGTGGACGGACGTCTTGTTGCTTCTTCGACAGCCTTGAGTTCTATTTCTCTTGGCGGAGCTAACAAGTTCGTCATTGGTTCCTCTCTCGCAAGCGCAAGTAACTTCATCGGTGAGATCGATACAGTGTTCGTTACTGATGCTGCGTTGATGATGACAGATATCAATAAGCTCTACATCAAGAGTCTGTATGACCATCTTCCTTCTCCCAAGAATGCAGGAGATCATGTTCAGGGAATGGCCGATGACATGCTTCTTGTCAATTTCGACACGTTGCGCATCGAAGACAAAGTCAGTCTGAAGGTAATGGCATGAGGACTCAGCAAAAAGATATTCAGCGTACAACGGTCTTGACAACGATGAATCCGGTTACCGATGTTACTGCTGGCAATGGTGTGTGGTCTGATGGAACGCCATGGCATATGGTTCGAACAGCTACTGGTGAGTATACGATGTACTTCGATTCGCGTATATTTGTAATCAGTGGTTCTGTAGGTCCACTTGCTTCCGGTCGGCAGTATTACAAGTTCGAAGCTCCTGCTGCTGGATCAGTAAGAGTACAGGTTCTCGATTCTACTGGTGCTGCAGTTAACACGGCAAACTTCGATGTAACTATCAATGTACTAGACACTCGTACTTAGGATTTCCGATGAGACTTGAACTCGCCGGAAGTATCGTACGGGCAAATCCAATAACTAAAGTCCTTGAGGATGGAGTTCCTTTCATTCCCCAGGATTGGATCGATCTAGGGTATAGCCACTTCGATGTCATCTGCATAGGTGGAGGTGGAGGACACGGTGGTGGTGTTGATACTGCAAACACCGGAACTCTGGTTAGAAATTACGGCGGAGAAGGTGGAGGCGGAGGATACCAGCGAGTCCAAGGAATGCTGTCTGCACTACCGAGTTCCTGTCCAATCGTTATTGGTGCTTCTGGAGCTGCTGGAACCACCGTAGCCGTTGGTACTGCCACAAGTGACGGTACTGATGGTGGACCTTCGTCGTTCAATGGCACTACTTGTCGGGCATCAGGTGGTAAGGGCGGAAAGAGAGCTCAGACTAACGCAATAACTGGTACATCTCAGGCTCATGGTGGTGCTGGCGGAATAGGTAATACCATTGCAGCTGGAGGTGGAGGTCTAGGCGGAGTATGTGGAACCATCGGAAGCACGTTAAACACAGATGGCGAAGACGGCCCCATCATCGACAATATTGGCCATGGCGGTGGAGGTGGCGCAGGAGGAATCGGAAAGTATGGCGTAGCTACTTCCTATCTCGATGGTAGTGCTGGAGGTAATGGCTCTTGGAATCCGGACGATGTCTTGGTGTCAGGAGATGGGGAGGATGTTCAGCCAGATCCAGGAACTGGAGTTTCGATCAAGCCTGGACGAGGGGGAGGTGCTACTGCTTCTCCTTTGAACGGTCTACCGTATAACTATGGCCAAGCGGGTACCCCCGGTACTGTTGTTATTCGTCTCACATCTAGGTAATTATGATTACATTTACCGAATCGGGAGACTTCAAAAACACAGAACGATATTTAGAACATCTGCAAAGAGATGATTTGGCTTCTGTTCTAAATAAGTACGGATCTTTGGGTGTAAATGCCCTAGCTAACGCTACACCAGTAGATTCTGGTCTGACTTCGGAGTCGTGGTACTACACGATTGAGTCAAAACGAGGATACTACTCCATTCGTTGGCACAATAACAACATAAACGAAGGCGAATCCATCGCTATTCTGATTCAATACGGTCATGGTACCCGAACTGGTGGATACGTTCAGGGCAGAGATTACATCATGCCTGCAATTCGACCCATATTTGATCAGATAGCAGCCGAAGCATGGAGGGAGGTGACCCAAGTTTAATGGCAACCATTGATGACAAAGTTGTCTCAATGAGTTTCGAATCGAGTAAGTTCGAGCAGGGTGTTAGTCGAAGTATCGATGCACTTAATCGACTCAAAGCATCGCTCAAGCTCGATGGCGCTACCCAAGGAATGGCCGATATTGATAAGGCTGCCTCGGGTGTTCAGACGGGTCTCCTTTCCAAAATCGGGAGCGCTCTTGATTCTCTCATTCCAAAGTTCGATGCGCTAAGGCTTATTGCTATTGGCGTGATGTCACAGATCGCTACTCGAGCTGTACTTGCTGGTTCGGCGCTCGTCAAGTCATTAACTTTGGATCCGATCATTCAGGGATTTCATGAGTATACGACGAACCTAAACGCTGTTCAGACGATCATGGCCAATACCCAGGCCGCTGGCACTACGCTGAAGGACGTCAACAGAGCTCTGAATGAACTGAACCATTATTCAGACAAGACGATCTATAACTTCAGCCAGATGGCCAAGAACATCGGTACCTTCACGGCTGCCGGTGTTGATCTAGATACAGCGACTGGCGCAATCAAGGGTATCGCTAACCTGGCGGCACTCTCAGGTTCGAATGCTGATCAGGCTTCGACTGCGATGTACCAGTTGTCGCAGGCTCTAGCCGCAGGACGAGTTACGTTGATGGACTGGAACTCAGTTGTCAACGCAGGTATGGGTGGTACCGTCTTCCAGCGTGCGCTTGCACAGACGGCTGTGAAGATGGGAACGCTGAATGAGGGAGCGGTTACACTTACCGGTAAGATGAAGAACGTTTCGATCGCTGGTCAGAGTTTCCGAAATTCTCTCTCAGCCACCACACCTGGTGGGAAGTCCTGGCTCACATCCAAGGTTCTGACGAATACACTTCAGCAGTTTACGGGTGATTTGTCAGATGCCCAGCTGAAAGCTCAGGGATTCAATGATGCCCAGATCAAAGCGATTCAGCAGACGGCGAAGACTGCTCAGGAAGCTGCGACTCAGGTTAAGACTCTTGGCCAGCTCCTGGACACGACCAAGGAAGCGATCGGATCCGGTTGGGCTCAAACCTGGCAGCTAGTCTTTGGTAATTTCAACCAGGCCAAGACGCTGTTCACGGACGTCTCCAATGCGGTCAACGGGTTTATCCAGACAAGCTCAAACGCCAGGAACAAAGTACTAAAAGACTGGCAAGCTCTAGGCGGCCGAACGGCTCTGATCAATTCCATCAAGAACATCTTCCTAGCACTAGGCGCCGTACTTGCACCAATCAAGGATGCCTTCCGCGACATCTTCCCGGCAACGACTGGAAAAGATCTTGCTGATCTAACAAAGAAGTTGGAGGCGTTTACCAAGACGCTCAAGCCAAGTCCTCAAACTGTTGAGGATTTGAGACGAACATTCAGAGGGCTGTTCGCAGTTCTGGACATCGGCAAACAGATTCTAGGTGGAATCTTCGATGTGTTTAAGCGAGTGCTCGGTGCTATCGCTGGTGGTACTGGAAGTTTCCTTGGTATTACTGGCAGCATCGGTGATTTTCTGGTCAAGGTAGACGAAGCTCTGAAGAAGGGTAAGGGCCTCGGCAACTTCTTCAACGGGCTTGGCGACATTCTTGTTGCGCCCGTCAAAATGATAGGAATGTTGAAAGATGCCATTGCGAGTTTCTTTGACGAAATTTCCCCCGGGGGAGTTGGCGGAAAAGGAAGCGGACTTGCCGGTGTCTTTGGTGCAATTGGGACTGCGTTCGGCAACATGCTCGAGGCGTTCTCACATTCCGACCGACTTATCAACGGTGTGCTTGATGCGCTGTCTCAGTTGGGTCAAGCAATTGGACCAGCCATTCAGTCAGCATTTGAGAACATCAACTTCGAGGCGATCCTTGCCGTCATTCGGACAGGACTTCTTGGTGGCCTCGTCATCATGTTCAAGCAGTTCCTCGGTGGCGGAACTCTCTTGCAGCAGCTCGGATTTGAGGGAGCGGGTGGTGGACTTCTTGCGAATCTTACCTCTCCGTTCAATGCTCTTACTGGATCGCTGAAAGCCATGACCGCTGAGATCAAGTCGAAAGCGCTGATGAACATCGCTATTGCTGTTGCGCTCTTGGCTGCTTCAGTGGTTGCACTTTCGTTGGCTGATCCAAAGAAATTGAGTGGTGCTTTAGGTGCAATGACTGTTGCATTTGGTGAACTTCTTGGCGCCATGGCAATCATCGACAAGATCTCAACATCAACGGGCTTTATCAAGCTTCCTATCGTCTCTGCAGGTTTGATCTTGCTGGCTGGAGCTATTGTCATTCTTACGGCAGCTGTGGTTATCCTTGCTCAGCTTGACTGGGGCCAGTTGTTGAAGGGTCTTACTGGTGTTGGTGTCCTTCTTGGCATCATCTCCGTGGCAGTCATTCCACTGTCGGCAAACTCGGCTGGAATGGTAAGGGCGGGAGCTGGCATTGCTGCAATTGGTATAGGACTGCTTCTCTTGGCCCTAGCGGTCAAGACGTTCGCCACCATGAGCTGGGGTGAGATGTCCCAGGGTCTTATTGGTGTGGGTGTCGGTCTTACCGTCCTGATTGGGGCAATGAGATTGATGCCAACCGGTGGAATGGTAGCTACAGGTGCGGGTTTGATTCTCGTAGCTGCGTCACTCAAGATCCTAGCCGGTGTAGTCAAGACGTTCGGCAACATGGACTGGTCCACAATGGGCAAGGGAATGCTCGGTATTGCCGGTGGACTCGTTGTCATTGGTCTTGCGTTGCGACTCATGCCAGGAAACATGATCGTGCTAGGCGCAGGACTTGCAATAGTTTCATTTGCACTAGGTCAGATTGCCAAAGTTATTGCTGGCTTCGGTGGAATGTCCATATCTGAGATCGCAAAGGGTTTGGGCACTCTTGCAGGAGCTTTGATCATTCTGGGTGTCGCCTTGTATGCGATGTCTGGGACACTAGCTGGTGCGGCCGCACTGACAGTTGCCGCAGCTGGTATATCTGTCCTGGCCGGAGCCCTCGAGACGATTGGAAACATGTCGTGGCAGCAGATCGTAACGAGCTTGATCGCTCTAGCAGCAGCATTTGCCATTATCGGCATCGCTGGAGCACTCATTACTCCTGCGATTCCGGGCCTTCTGGGTCTTGGCGCCGCAATGTTGCTCATCGGTGCAGGCCTAGCATTGGCCGGAGTAGGTATTTCTCTGATCGCGGCTGGACTTAGTGCTCTGATCGTAGCGCTTCCCACTGGAGTTGGGATTCTGCTTGCTGCAGTTACTCAGCTTCTAAAGGGCATCATCGAGGACGCCAAACTTCTGATCCTTGGCGTTATCGAGATTGCTGATGCACTTGCGAAGACCGCTCCGAAGTTCGTGGATGCAGTTATCAAGATCATCAGTAGTGTCATCGACGGCCTGATTAAGCTCAACCCGAAATTTATGGAACTTATTCAGGTTCTGATCGACGACATAATAAAGCTCTTACAGGATAATCAAACTAACATCATCCAAGCAGGTATCGATTTCATTCTAGCTCTTCTTAACGGAATAAACCAGAATATTCAGAAGATTCTGGATGCCGGGATTAAGATCGTTACCAACTTCCTGGATGGTATAGCAAATAACGGCGCAAGGATTGTCACTGCCGGTTTGGGCATCGTGCTCAAGATTCTTCAGGGCATTGCTAGCAACATTCAGAAGATTGTTAATGCCGGTGGTCGAATTATTACCAATCTCATTAAGGGCATTGGTAATAACTACTCGAAGATTCTTTCAGCTGCAACCGGTGTCATTACTCAGTTCATCAGAGGTATGGCCAATAATGCGAACCGCATTGTTACTGCTGGTGTAAATGCAGTACTCAGCTTCATTCAAGGACTCGGAAAGAATGCCGTCAAGCTTGCCAATGGTGCAGGCAAGGTTATTCTCGATTTCCTGAAGGGTTTGCATAAGGCCATTGACAAGTACATGCCTCAAATTACTGAGGAATCCATCGGGATCGGCGAAGCAATCATTGCCGGAATTATCAAGGGTATCGGAAATAAGGCCGGAGATCTCAAAGACGCTGTAGTTAAAACCGTTGAAGATAATGTTCCCGGGCCGGTAAAGCATCTTCTGGGTCTGACTTCGCCATCAAAGGTCTTCATGGACATTGGTGAGAATGTCATGCTCGGCTTTGCAAAGGGTATCCAAGATAATTCAGGCGTTGTAAAGAGCTCGATTGAGGATTCCGCAAGTACAGCCGTAAAGGCTATGCAGAATTCCTTGGGTTCTCTTGACATGATAATTGATACTAATCCGACAATTACCCCGATTCTCGACCTGACACAAGTTCGAAATCAGGCTGGAGAATTGACGAAGTTGGTTGCAGATCCAAAAATTACCGCGGGGGTATCTTCCGTCCAAGCTTCCAATATCGCACTAGCAACACCTGACGAAAAGACTCTAGCTGCGTTGGGTGGAACTGCGGTTCACTTCGAGCAGAACATCAACTCACCTAAGGCTCTGAGTGAGATTGAGATCTATAGGCATACGAGAAACCAGTTGTCCCAGTTTAAAACTGCTCTTGCTCTAAGATAGGAGGGAGCTGTGCTAAGTATAGTTAAGGCGTATAGCGCATGGCAGTCAGCTCCTACCCTACCTTTGGACGAAGCTGGGAGAGCTGAATCAGATCTAATCCAAATCCGTAATATCGATGGGCTTGATCCGGTCACAGCCTCAATCGGCACACAGCCGTATGGCTCAATAGACGGAGAAGCCTATGTAGGAAGCAGTGTATTGAGTCGGAATC